TTGGATTGACGACGCAATAAAATATGTGCCCGCCGGAAAATAAATATTTCGATTTGACGCAATGGCAGCGTTGATGGCGGCACTGTCATCCGTCACCCCATCCCCAACCGCGCCAAAGTCTTTAACGCTTACGCTTTCGCGCAGCTTGGTCTGAACGGTTGTCGCAACTGCGCCTGTTCCGGCTGGCAGATAGCCAACACTGTTGCTGCCGGAGGGGGCTAGAAGATCGTCTAACTCAATGGCGCTGATGGTAACGGTCAGATAGCCAATCTTGGACACCACAAGGTCATACGTCCCGTTAGCCGCGTAGAACGCTACCTGGCCGGTCGAAGACGATAGGAATGGGTTAGCCAACGGCGTGATGCCATTGTCGCTATACAGCGTGGCTGCTGTAGAAGTGCCGGCGACATAGACCGTGCAGGTGGCGTTAGAAAGAACCATTAGCGTCGAGCTGGTGGAGGTCGTGGACGCTATAAAGTTGACATATCTCTGCACGGCGGAAACTCCTATGCGGCAGGTCGGCGGCGGCGTTTAGCCTCTAATTCATTGACCGGAGCTTCCGGTTCACCGGGAGTATATCGCACCCATCCGTTACGTTCATCCGCATCCGCTTCCGCATCCGCGATAGCGACTTTGGTGCCGTGTTTGGGGTGTCTGAGGTAAATGTGCATAAAGAAAACGGGGCGGTTGCCCGCCCCGTTCCTATTCGCTTTTTAGGCGATGCGGTACAACGACCAAGCGCCGTCGCCCGTTTTTACGGCGCGGTAGCTCTGGGCGGTGCCAGCGGTGGTTACGGTCATCAGGCCGAGTGAGCCCGAGGAACCGATGGTCCAACCGGTATTGGTCGTAATGGTAATCACGCCCGAACCGGAACCGTTGGTGTTGACCACGGTGAAATCAAAACAGCTGTTGACTTTGGCACTGGGGACGGCAGCGTCCAAATCAGTAGCCAAAGGCAGCGTGTAAGCCGCCGCCGTGGTGGTTGGGGTACCCAGCAGGATACCGTTGAGAATCTGAGCAGTCGTCAGAGTCGCGGTAACCGTCGCCGTTGCCGGCGTAGCCTGAGTGCGAAGTTGAACTTCATTAAGGTTGCCGTCACCAATCTGGTAACCGCCAGCGCCATTAGGTAGTGCCATGATACTTATTCCTCAAAAAGAATTACTAATTAGCCCCACAACCGGCAAGCCATCGGTGGCCGGATAGTGGAGTAACCATACAGCACGTCAATACGGCAGGGCATACGGTCGTTGTTGATGTCGTACTGACGAACAACGCGCAAGCTGATGCCGTTGTGGACCTGGCGCGAAGCCATATCGACGCCCTGCGGAAGCAGAAGGTCGGCGGTCGCCAACGTGATGGCATCCTTATGATAGACCAGGTTCTGCGGGTACTGGGTCGAAGCAGTGCCAACAAAAGTCACGGCGGCGTTGTCAGCCGGGAACGAGTCCACGGTAGCCAGAGCGTTCGTGCTGGTGTAAATAGCCGGCGAAATTGCCACGCTGGTCCACGCGCCGCTAGACGCGGTGGCGGTCGCGGTGCAGACAAACTGCTGGAGCGAGCCGGTGGACTGACGGGTCTGCGGGTTGACGGCGTAAACGCCGGCAATCGTGAACACGTCGCCAGCATTGATGGTTGCCGAACCCGTGCCGCCATCGATGTTGATGGTAGACGCGCCCTGCGTGCTAACCGCACCGTTCACCAGAATGGTGTCGGAAGTCGAGCGGCTGCCGGTGGTGTGCTGGACGATGGACTGCGACATGTTGATTTCGTCAAAGCCAAGAACGCCCTGACCCATCATGCCGTTTTTGAACTGACGGCTGACGGTGTCAACCGGGTTAAAGAGGCCTTTCATGCCTTCAACCAAACCAGCGTTCGCAGCCGGGTTGACGGTGGCGTAGCGCGGAGCCATACCAGCTGCGGATTCGTTCAGTTTCTGCTGCGCCTGCAACAGAACAAGCGAAGTAGCCGGGGTGGTGCCTGGGGTGCCAACCGTCTGGAAGATGCTCTTGTACGCATTCGCGACATCGGCATCAACCGAAGCAGCCAGCTGACTAACGCGGGGTTTCAGCACACGTTCCGCGAAGTCATCCAACTGCATGGTGAGTTCGGCAGAAGTGAAGTTCACGCCGATGTGCTTCTGCGAAGCAACAGTCAGGGTGGTGAACTGTTCGTTGTCGTCCTGCACCTGGAGGGCAGCGCCATCGGTGACGAGCGCGCGGTCAGGCAGACGAATGCGGAGGGTCGAGCCAATTTTGGCGCCCTCGACGGCAAAGGAATCGTCGTACTGACGGTTCACGTTGCGGGAAATCACCAGATTGTTCTCAAGAATTTCGAGAGCTTTCCGAGTGATCATATCAATCGTAAGGATTGAGTTAGACATGATATCTCCTAGTTAGCGAAGTCTTTGCGCTTCTAGCTTCTTCATCTGGCGTTGCCGCTCTGCCTCAATCCACTGCGATGCGGTCATACTTTTGATAGACCGAGGGTCAGTGGTATCAAAGTTCGGTGCCGAAGCACTTCGCGGTTTACCGGGTTGAATAGGCTCTGGCGCGTTAGTTACCCGTTTTGTTACCGGCTCAGAAACCAATTTGGCTTCCAAACGGCCAATTTCTTTAGCTTGCAAATACGGCGATAACCGGGAAATACGGTCAGCTTCTTTCGGATTGGACCCAAGGTAATACGCCAAATCGGGGCCAATATCGGAAGCGTGAATCGTCTCAGCCATCACGTTCGTAATCGGAAGATTCGGGTTATACGCGACTTGTTCAAAGTCATCGTACTTACCCCGCGCTTCTTCTTCGCGGTCGTGATAAGCCTCAAGAACCTCAGTCTGCTGTTGCTGAACCGTTCGCTGCTGAATCAGTTGCTCCGCTTTACGCAAAGCCAGCGCATCGGCATACGCCTCTACGCTTTCAAACTGGTCTGCTGGCGGCAGTTCGACCGGTTGTGCCGGCGCTTTCTGCTGCTGAGTCCTTTCCCACTTACGCTGTTCTCTTGCAAGCCGTTTGCTGACAATCGCGTCAAGCTCTTCTTGTGTGAAGGTCTTGGGCTCTGCCTGCTCTCCAACTTCCGGCGCTGAAACATCGGGTTCAGGAGCTGCCGTCGCTACCTGTTCCGGCGCGGGTACTTCCGCTAACAGTTCTTCACCACTCATCTCTGGCTCCTTAAAAGCCCCCGGTAAACCTTACCGGTACGGTTTGTGCGTTTTTACCCTATATGGGTAAAACTAGCAATCACTATTCAAATGAAACAGTTGCGGCGACAGTTCCGCTAATAACGATATACAACCCGTCATTAAACTGAAGGCCATCTGCCGGAAAGAAATAATTGGTTGCCGAAACCGGGGTAAACACCCCGATTAGCGTTTTGGTCGTTGTTGCGGCGGCAGAATCGTAAATCGTAATGGTCGGCGTGGAAGACGCTGCGCTAACAAAAAGACCTTTAAGTTTACCGAAACTAGGCTTTAGATTGGCCGTGGCGGTAATGTAAGAAGCTAAAGCCATATAAACCTCACGAAAGGAATTTAAGTTTGTACAGCGTGGACAGGTATAGCTCCACGATACCGTCAATCAGATTCTGAAGCGCTGTGTCTGATTTAGTACAGACGTTATACCGTTCGGCTTCAATTTCATCCAACTGGTTTTGCAAGAACTCCACCACATTGCTAGTTTTTTTTGCCGATTGCAGCGAGATAGGCCCAATCAAACCGTGCCGCCCCTGATAGGCTTCGGCAAAACCATCCGCCAGGTCCACAATGCCTTCGTAGAATTTTTGCAATGCTTTGTGTTTGGCATAACTGCGGGTGTTCAGATGGACGCTGTGCGTCACGTCCCGCGCCAAAAAGAACAAACCTACGAATTCAGCGGCCTTCATTGCATGGGTTCCTGCTGCATCATTTCGGGTGGCATTTCCGGTGGCATTCCACCATCCATCGGCATTTCTTGCGCTGGCATCTCGGGCATGCCAGAGTTTTGCGGCATCAGGTCGCCGGACTCCATCATCCCGTGGATAGTGCCTAGCACCACGTCTTGAATCTGGTCCGGCGTCATGCCTGCCATCGTGGCGCTAATTCGCTTGGTTTCGGCTTCATAACGCTTAATGTTGAGGTCTTGCGCTTCCATCGACTGCGCGACGTTCTGAAGCATGGCGTGCATCTGCTCCATTTCCTGCCCCATCGCTTGAAGCTGCTGCTCGGCCTGCTGTAGCGCCGGTGACTTGTCGTCGTCAGCCAACAGTTTCGGGTCGATGGTCTTTTCAAACCGTTTCGCCATTTCCTGCGCGCCCGGCCAGTCCATGTTCTTGATGAACAGGTCGCCGGCCACTGCCCACAGCTGCGGGTTGCCTTGCAGAATCTGCGACATGGCGTCCATCGCCTCTTGCCGCTTGGTCATGTAACTGGGGCCAGTCGTTACGCAGACGTCGTACTTACCAACCCCTGGGTTGTAGACTTTTTCAATGACAGTGCCCATTTGGTCCACAATTTTGCGGACGGGTTCCTGTTGCATCGGGTCGATTTTTGCCGAATTAGCTTCGCCATCAACCCCGATAATCCGCGCAATTCGCTGCGTATCGTAGATTTTTGGTATCAGGTCTACTATCTGCCGGGTGCAATAGCGGATAGCCCGCGCCAGATTGTCAACGTAGTGGTAAGTGCCCGTATCGCCCTGCTTTTCGCGGGCCAAAATGGCTTTACCAGACCGCTCGTTGCTGGTGGCACCGAGGCTTGAGTCATACTGCCCAGTAGTCGATTTGATGTCGTCGGAGGCACCGGCTTTGGCCTGTAGCAGGCCGCTGGACGCCATCGGGGGCTGCGCACGCGCTGGCAGCGGCAAAACAGAGCCCTGACCGTCGGTTACGTCGGGGTTAACCTCCAAATACGGCCAGTTGGTCGTGTTGGCGGTCTTCCACTGGCTCTCATAACCCTCAAACTGCCCGCCGTAGCCAATAAATGGCGCTTTTGGCGCCAACGCAAGCATTTCGGCCTCTTGGCTGACCCAGTAGTTGTACATCCGCTGGGCGTCTTTGGCGTTTCGGACGATGCCGGACACAAACACACGCCCATCGACCTCAAATTCGTTGCCAATTACGCGGATGACAGGTATCCATTTGCCCGCCCAGTCGCGTTCCTCAAGGATTTCGTACCCATTGATGCGGCACCACTTGATTTTGCGGCGGTCCACAAGGCGCGTTTTGATGGGTTTGATGCCCATCATCTTCATTTGCTTTGCGTCGGGCGAATCAGCGAACACCGTGATGTTGTTCGGATACAGATGTAGGGTCGCTTTTTCGTATTCGGCGTAGAAATACTCCGCAATACGAACCACGTCCTCATTAATCCACTGCGACAGCGACTGGTCGCCAACGCCTTGCTGTTCTAGGCTTGACAGCGGCTGCGCGTCAGGAAATTGACGTTCATATTCGTCGCGCAACAGGTCTTCGGTGATGAAACACCATTCCGCATCCGCCCCGCAGGGGTCTTGGATGGTCGGGTCCATGTACACCGAAAACGAATTACGGATGCGCCCAATCTTAATGTCCTGATTGAACGTATCGTCGTCGCAATACTCGGTCAAAAGGCGGATGTAGCCCTCGCCATACGTCACCTGGTTCTCGCACGCGGTGTCGTAAGCCACGTCGGCGTCGCTGATGTACTCAATATGACGGACAATGCCGTCAAATATCTCCGCGACTTCTACGTCCGCCTTGTCGTCGGCGGGAATGACCTTCCCCGAGGGCCGGTTCTGCCGTTGGTCGTTGGTGACCTGCTTTACATGCTGCGGCAGCTTGTTAATAGTCAGACAAGGGCGCGCATTGATGGTCTGCCCTTGAACCGACCCTCGGGTCGCCAGTACGTCTGCCGGCCATTGCCAGTGATTGTCTGGCGAGCCGGCGGCAAAACGCAGGTCGTCTAGCTCATCTTCGCGTGACTCGGAATACGCCGCTACCGCCATCGTCATGCGATGACGGGCCGTCGCTAATACGTTGGCGCTGTCCTTATCGGACCGCGAGCCTCCATTAGCTACCGCTTCTACGGCGTTGTAGTCAGCCATATTACTTCTTTTTTGCTGCGTCGCGTTTAACTGCGTAGGCAATGGCAACCGCCTGTTTGGGCGGCTTGCCGGCTTTTACTTCCGCCTTGACGTTCTCACGGAACGCTTCTTTGCTGCCCGATTTCTTGAGCGGCATCTTACTTCCCTTTCGGCTTGGCTGTCTTGGCCGACTGCTTGAACGCCTTGGCCGTGGGCGCGCCTTCCGCCCCAGGCTTACGCATTTTTTCGCCGCTGCCGGCTTTGATGCGGTCGCGTTTGGCGTTGATGTTCGCGTAGAGTCCAGCTTTGCTTGGCATGATAGTTACCGTTTGCCTTTTAAGTAAGCGTTTGCGTCTTCTGGTGTTTTTAACCCTAGCGCGTCAGGGTTTATCCCCGTGTCTCGCATAAAATACTCTTTCCACGCCGTGGGATGGTCTTTTGCTTTGAGCATTTGTCCGCTTGGAAGCGAAGACGGCCAATGAAATCTGTTTTTGTCGTATGGGTCGCGCTCAGGCCCAAGGCCGGCCCGCCAAGCAGCACGATAGTCGTAGTCGCTAGTGTTTAAGTCGGGTTCTTCCTTGTACTCGTTTACAAACTCCTTAAACCACGGTGTAGCTCTAATCCACTGCTGGAACTGCTGCTCTTCGTTTTGAGGCAAACGCGGCGCCATAACCTTTGCGCCCTGCGCGGCGATGTTTGGGTCGCCAATGTACGGGCGGCTAAAATCGGTTAAGGCGTTGGCCGATGTAGGCGCAAGTGCATTTCTAGGCATTTAGCACTTCCACCTTTTAAGCGACGCTTTGGCGCGTTCGCCATCTTTGGCCTTAGCCGCTACCGCACCCATCCGCGCGCAGAAGGACGCTTTGCGCCCTTTGTCCGCTTCCGTCTTAGGGCTCGGCGCTGGCGCTTTTAAGTTGCTGCCGGTTTCGCGGTTGTATTTCTCCCGCCCTTTGGCCGTCAGTCCGGCGCCTTTGCTAGCCGGCAATTTCTCGCCTCGGCCTACACTAAGCGATACCGACTTGCCCATGTTAAGCGCAGTGAATCAACGCAAAGTTAATAACAATTGCTTCCGACAGCGACCCACCCGAAATGTTTCGCAGCGTGATGCTTACCGAACCCGCAGCCAGCGAGTTGGCAAACACGTTGTACGAACCGGGCGTTGTTTGACCACCAGCAATAGTCAAAATCACGGTGTCGTTGGCGCTGATAAGACTGTTGTTCAGCGTGAACGTGGCGTTGGTGGCAGTTGCCAGCGATGCGTTGTTCATTGTAATTACACCGGCGGACTTGTTCAGCGTCACGGCAGTGGACTTGCTGGTCGCCTGCGTCACGGTGCCCTGCGCGGCAGCGGTGTAGCCCAGCTCGCGGTCGCTCAGGATGCGGTCAGAGCCAACGATGTCTTGGTCACTGTACGCAACGCCAATTGCCTGAGAATTTGCCATTTTAAGCTCCCATCCAACTTGTGATGACGCCGCCATTGCTTTGCGTGGCGTAGCGTCGGGGTTTATCCACATACTCCCGGTGCGCTACCGGAAAGGCAAACGTCACCGCTAATGCGTCAGCAGCGTCAGGCGATGCCAGACCCCGCGCCTTCATGTCCTTCTTCGACTCCAGCTGGATGACTCCACTGGACGTCGGCTTAATCATAACACCGGTCAAGTCGGACTTGAACCGCCGGTCGTCGGGGATGCTAGCAGACTTCAGCCAGTCTTTCATAGACCCCCACAGTTCCGCCCGCTTGTTGTAGTACATGATGCCGTTCTTCGCCTTCCAGCCGAAGTTGACGCCCTTCACCACCTTGTAGCGCTGCTCGTGCAGCCGGTCCAAGATGCCGTACCCCAAGCCCCCTTCGTCGATGACCGCCAGCACCGGCTTGAACTCCTCAATGGCGTCTATCACGCGCCCCACTATCGCCATCGTGTCCTCGCCGTTGTAGCGCTTGATGGCCTTGATATCGCGCCCCTGCCGTACCACGATGACCGTCGAGTCAGCGCCACCGCGCGCCGGGTCGATGCCTAAGATGACCGGCGCCGTCTCGTCCTTATAGCGTGGCCGCGCCATCGCGTCGTCTACCAGCTGCGGCGGGATGAACTGGTCGTCGCCCTCGCTCGGAAACTCACCATAGACCTCTATGCGCGCCTGGGGCGAGTCAGCGCCGTACTCGGCGATAATCTGTTCATACACCTGTTTGTCGGTGTCCTCGACCGTGCGGGCGTCCACCTGCTTGGTCTGCCAGAAGTCGCGTTTGGCGTTGAAGCACTCGAAGAAGTACCCACTGTTGCGGCGCGGGTTACTAAACGCCATCCAGTAGCGGTCCAAGATGTTCTCGGTGAAGAACCCCGACCCTACCGACCAGATGCCGTCAGGTATGCCTGACGCCTCGTCGAATATCAGCATCATGCCATCGTGGTTGTGTACGCCCGCGTAGGAGTCAGGGTTCTCCTCACTCCACAGCTTCCCTTCTGCGGCCCAGTAGCGCGTGCCCTTTTTGAGGTCGCGCTCCACGATGTCTGTTAGCCAAGTGGCCGGCACCAGCTTGGTGGCGCTCACCTCCCACCAGTGGGCGTTGATGAGCATCGCCGCCCATTTAGACAGCTCACCCCAGGTGACCGACCGCAGCTGCGCCTCGGAGTTAGCGCTTACTACTACGCTGGACCCTATCCGAGTGCTTAGCATCCACAGGATGAGCCAACTGACCAACGCCGACTTACCTATCCCGCGCCCGGACGCCACCGCAGCCCGCAGCGTGTCCATCGTCGGCTGACCCCGGTTGCGCTTGATGTGGTCCCTAATTTGTCGGAGCGTGTCGCGCTGCCACTGTCGCGGGCCTTTGAAGTGCGCCAGCGGTGTGTTGGGCTGCCCCCACGGAAACGCGAACAGCACGAACGCTTCGGGGTCGTCGGCAACCGCCGGTGACCACAGCCGGGTCATGAGCGTCTGTTCTTCGTCGGCGCTGTAGATGGGCTTTTGCATCAGTCTTCGTCCGCCATATCGCGTTCTTCATATGCGTCCGGGTCGAACGGGCGCACGAACAGCGGCGTGTGCGGCCCCACGAACGCGCAGACGATGTTGAACTCCATCCAGTCTATCGCGTCGTCGTAGTCCATCTTGTCGCGGTGGACCAAGATACGCACGATGGCTTCGGTGTCGTACACCACTACATCATACGGCTGCCCGTCGCGGGTGACCTCGGTCACGCCGAGGATGGCGTCATCTAACCCGTCTGCTTTAACCAGCATGGATGACCCTCGCTTCGCCGTCGATGACGCGCGCCTGCGCCTGCGCCAGCGCGTCGGTGATAGAGATTTGCTGGGCGACCTCCACTTGGACGTGCGACTTCGCCACCCAGTCGTGTTTGTG